AACTGGATCGGCTATGCCGACGACCGTGACGTCGCCCGCAACCTCGACCCCGGACCGTGCCTTCGCGTTCCCCTCACACCTGACCCCGACGAGCGCACCGTCACCATCTGTCGGGTTGGCGACTACGTCGTCCATGAGGAAATTGTGGGCGACGATGGACGACTGAACGAACGGGTGGAGGTGTGGGAGAAGAACCAGTTTCGGCGTTTATTCCTGCCATCCAGCGTCCTTGACAAACCACTGATGTAGTTTATACTCGCTGGCATGAAACCGGCGCACGATCACACAGGTAAAACATTCGGTTACTGGACGGTGCTACATCGTGGCAAAACCGTCCAGCTCACGAGCGGAACAGTGGTCTACTGGACATGCCGCTGCATTTGCGGCCTGACGAAGGACATCCCTGCAATACACCTGGTGCGCAAACGGAAGCCCACCAAGTCGTGCGGCTGCATGAAGCAACAGCTATGCAGCGAGAACAAGATCAAGCACGGTCACGGCGCGTGGCGCACCGGCTCGATCACGCCGACCTACTGGTCGTGGCAGGCAATGCTCGGCCGGTGCACGCGACCATCACATGCCAGCTGGAAGAACTACGGCGGTCGCGGTATCGCCATATGTGACAGCTGGCGTAAATTCGAAAACTTCCTCGCCGACATGGGTGAACGACCCGACGGCATGACCATCGACAGAATCGATGTAAACGGCGATTATGAACCGGGTAACTGCAAGTGGTCGACACGCGCCGAGCAGAATGCGAACAGGCAAGTCAAGTCCACCCGGCAGAACTCATCTGCTCGCGCGGCTTGTTAATACGAGGTCTAATCTTCTTGGCTATAAGATTAACCATACCAGAGTTATAGACGAGGCAAGCATATTGAAGACAATCGCACAAATCGCTCCATGGATGAAGCTTCTCTGGGAGAGGTTTTACTACGCCTTGTTTGGTTTTACCATACCTATACGCCCCGTTCATCGCCCTGACGAGCATCGGACACCGCTCCCGATCAATGACGAGAGCCGGACCGCCGTCACGCTGCTGCAGCAGAAGGGTTTCCACGGCCCCGAGGCGCGGGTCGATGTTGTTGGTGGGGGCCTGAAACGCCGGGATGCCCAGCCTTCTCAAAACGTCGAAACTCGTCTCCTCGAGCATATGTCCCTTGCTGACGCCCGATGGATCGCCGACTGCTGCGAACGATTTCCCCAGGTAGCGCTCCTGGTAGAGTGCTGGCTTCAGACTCCGTCCTACATGCGTCTCCAGCCCGATGTCTTCCGCGACCACCTCCTCGAGTACCAGCAGACGCCCAAGGTGGTCAGGCTGCACAAGCAGCGAACACGGCGCTCTGCCAAAATCCTGTCCGATCAATATCGGAAAACCTGAAACCGGCTCGAGATGGTCCACCGTATGAAAACTGCGCTTGAAGCTCTTGCCGAAGACGGCGGACCCGGATGGGTCTTCTCCGTATTCGCTGAAGACGTAGCGCTGCACCCAGGCCTTGTTTGGGTTTTTGGCGAGCCGATCGTAATAGCCGACGGGCAGGTTTTCGAGATTCTCGGCTTCAACGCTGAGTCCACTTGGCTGGTGAAAGAGTTGCCAGTCGAATGGACGATCCTCTTCAAACAGCTTCCACCAGTCCGACCCGATGACCGGACAGTTGGTGTCCGCGATTATCCCGTGCCATGTTGGACCCCCGTCAGCTTTCGACGGAAAACGCCCGCAACGTCCAGCGATAGCCGATACGAAATCTGGCGATATCTCAATCGCTTCGTTGATAAAACACCCCGTTAGCTGCGTCGACAGCAAGCGCCGTTGATCCTCTTCCTCCTCGAGGGGAATCAGATAAATTTCGCAATGCACGTCGGCAAAGCTCAGCGTCACCAGCTGCTCGCTGACCTTGTAGGTGGCGATCGCCCTGAACCAGCTGAGCATGTCCGCCAGGATCGTCATGCGCATCTGGATCAGGGTCTGCCGGGTAATGACCCAGCGTGTGCGCCTCACCCCATCAGGGCCTTTGCGCTGCTCGATCGCCCTTCTGAGGATCTCCATCAGGCACGCCGTCGATTTTCCCGAGCCGACCGGTCCCATGATGATCCGCACGAAGCCGTCGCTGAGCATGAATTCCGAGCATGTCTTCGGTGCCGTGTAGGTGATGCTCATGCCGCATCTCCATCACTGGGGTCGTCGGGGATCACGCCCTCGATCAGCGGGCCGTCAAAACGCTTGACCTCGGTGCCGATGTTCATGGTGATATGAAACCCTGTCCCGCCTCCTCCGCCCAGGATCTGCTGGGCGTTGTCGAGCTCGCCGACGCGGGCGAGGAATTTGCCGGCCTCGACGCGTTGGTTGAGCGGGATGCTCTCGTCGGTGATGGCGCGGATATAGACCTCTAGCGTGCTCTCCAGCCCAGTGGCAGCCTTGACCTTCACCCGCTCTCGGGTGTTGGCGGCGCTGTTCCACTCCTGCGCCATGTCAGCGACCATCTGGTTGAACTTCGGATTGCGCTGGATGCGATCCCACTCCTCCTCGGTCAGCCGGTGCAGGGCGACGATGTCGTGGATGGGAAAAATATCCATGGCAATTTCCCGCGCCAGCTGCGCGAACTCGATGGCGAACACTTCGCCTTGCTGCAGTTCAGACATTGCGATACGAGCCTTTCCGGGTGTATTGCTTGACAAACAAGGAATTTTGGGCGTGGCTTCCTCGATACTCCGGATTGTCTCACCAGACGAGGCCTCGCAACAAGAGGCGCAGGCGAACGCCGCCCGCGTCAAGGCGGAGGATGCCGCCCGCAACAACGATGCGATTACCAATTCGCTGGTCGCCTACATCGACAACGAGTTCAACACCTTCGTCCGCCACCGCGACGGCTCGTCCGGGTGGACGGACCGGCTGACGCTGGCGATGCGGGTGTTCCGCGGCGAGTACGATACCCAGAAACTGATGCAGATCCGTAAGTTCGGTGGCTCCGAGGTCTATGCGCGATTGACCGCCAGCAAGTGTCGCGGGGCCACCTCTCTTCTGCGCGACGTCTACCTCAACACCGAGAAACCCTGGGGCCTCGAGGCAACGCCCGACCCGACGTTGCCCGACGACGTCACCCAGGGGATCATGCAGATGGTGCAGGCGGAGACGCAGAACGCCGCCCTTGGAGGCCAGCCGCCCGACCCGTCGGCGATCCGCGACCGGGTGAACAACCTGATGGACGCCGCCAAGCGCGCCGGCATCAAGAAGGCCCGCGACGAGGCGGAGAAATCGTTCGAGAAGCTCGACGACATCCTCACCGAAGGGCAGTTCTATGAAGCGCTCAGTCAGTTTCTCGTCGATCTGCCGCTGTTCCCGTTCGCTTGTATTAAAGGCCCCGTGGTGCGAATTGTGCCCCAGGTCACATGGCAGAACGGCAGGGCCGTCTCCGTCAACACCCCGAAGATGTTCTGGAACCGCGTCTCGCCGTTCGACGTCTGGTGGACGCCGGGCATCAGCAACATCGCCGATGCCAGTGTGATCGAGCGCACCAGGGTGTCACGTTCGGACCTCAACCAGTTGGTTGGCCTGCCGGGGTACAACGACGCAGCGATCATGGAGGTGCTGAAGTGGTACGGCAAGTCGGGCTATGTCGAAGCCAATGCTTCCACTGCCGATACGCCGCGCGCCAGCATGGAGAGCCGTGAAGATCCGCGCATGAACCAGTCGGGCCTGATCGACATGCTCGAGTACCATGGCTACGTGCAGGGGACGATCCTGCTCGACTATGGCTTCGACCCGACGCAGATCCCCAACCCGATGATGGACTACTTCATCGACGCCTTCAAAATCGGCCGCTACATCATCAAGGTCCAGCTCAGCCCGTCACTCAGGAAGCGTCCTCCCTACTACGTGACGAGCTTCGAGAAGGTGCCCGGCACGGTGGTCGGGAATGCCCTGCCGGATATCCTCTCCGATATCCAGGACGCCGCCAATTCGACTCTCAGGTCGCTGATCAACAACATGAGCATATCCTCGGGACCGCAGGTGGTGGTCAACGACGACCGCATCGCCGACAACGAGAACGGCGACGATCTCTACCCGTGGAAGCGATGGCACGTCGTCACCGACCCGATGGGGTCGAACATGCAGGCACCGGTGACTTTCTTCCAGCCGTCGTCCAACGCCCAGGAGCTGCTCGGTGTATATGAGAAATTTACCCAGATCGCTGACGAGCTTAGCGCCATACCTCGATATATCACTGGCTCCGAGCGGCTGGGTGGAGCCGGACGAACTGCTTCTGGCCTGGCTATGCTCATGGGAAATGCAGCTAAAATTCTACAGACGGTCGCCGCAAACATCGACGGCGACGTCATCGAGCCTAGCGTTAACGAACTCTACGACATGGTCATGCTGACCGACCAGACCGGCACGCTGAGGGGCGACGAGAACATCGTCGTGCTCGGCGTCAACGTAGCGATGCAGCGCGAGACGCAGCGCCAGCGTCAGCTCGAATTCCTGCAGATCACCGCCAACCCGATCGACTCGCAGATCACCGGCGTCAAGGGTCGCGCCAACGTGCTCAGAGCCGTGGCCAACGGCATCGGCCTCGAGGGCGAGGACATCGTGCCGCCGGAGGAAGAGATCGACGCGCAGCAGAAGGCGCAGCAGATGGCAAGCCAGGCCATGGGGCCAGGAAGCAGCCCTGGTGGTGGCCCAGGCGGGCCTCCGGGATCGCCGCCCGCTGGTGGCCCGCCTGGTAGCCCGCAGGCTCCTCCCGGCGCTCCGCAGGGACCGCAGACCAACGTCGTCGGCAAGACGCCCAGCGCCGGACCGGGGACGCCCCCCAACCCAGCACGAGGACCATGACGATGCCCCAGGGACAACCTCCGTTTCCGCCAAAATCCGCCGTCGATGCCGGCACTGCCGACAAATCCAGACCGCTTGGCCGTGGGGAATACGCTCGCTCCGACACGGCTGACCCGTCGTCGTCGAGGAAAATCGTCGAGCCGATGCAGATGGGCAAAAGGCAGGGGGCGTACACGTCGACTTATCCAGGCCCAGGCCCCGACGAAAACGTCTCGCTGAACCGGATGGGTACACCCACGGTGACCAACCACACCAACAAGAGCTACAGGATGGCCGACGGTGGCGTCGTGCCGGACGACGAGGAAGGCGCGCTCAGCGGCATGGTGCCGAAATCGCTGCACAAGCTGTGGGGAATGATCCCCTCGGCAGCGGATGTCGCCGTTACCGGCAAGCTCGCAGCGACGCCGGAGGAATACGACAAGGCGCGTGCTGCCAAGGATGCCGCAATCAGCCGCAGGAGCAAGTGAGATGGCCTCTGGATTCACGATGGTGCCGTACGTCTGCAACAACAGCTACCCGAAGAAAAAGGGCGGGAAGAAGTGATGTTCGGCACGCCCACAGTCACCAACCACGTCAACAAGAGCTACAAGATGGCCACTGGTGGCGTGGTACCCCCCGCTGGGACGATTGGTGAATTCCCCAGCGGGATCATGCCGCAAGGGGCTCCGGTCGAGCAGCCGGAGCCGGTCGTAAAGCAGAAACCGGAACAGCCACAGCAGCAGGCTGGCACGTACGCGCCCAACAGCCCCGGACGCATGGGTTCGAACCGATAGGAAACGGCAATGGCGAAGAAGACCATGAAGATGTTCGAGAAATCGGGTAAGGACAAGGACCCGAAAGGTGGTCCTAAAGAGGGCACCAAGGCTGAGGAGAAGCAGGACAAGAAACAGTTTGCAGCGTGGAAAAAATCCAAGTAGGAGGCCCCCAGATGGCTAAGAATGCGAAGACTTTCACCAACAAGCCGGCCGGCAAGCAAGCGCTCAAGGGCGGGCCTTCTGGCGGCATGCACAAGTTTTCCGGCGCTGCGCAGCAGCAACCCGGCGGCTCGGCGAACACCAACCCCAAGGGCAAGAACGGCGGCTTCGTCAAGGCTGGCCCATCCGGCAAGATGCAGTCGTTCACCCCGGTCAAGACGCAGAAGCCCGGCGTTTCGTCGCAGTCGAACTCCGGCTCTGGAAGCTACGCGAAGGGCAAGTGAGATGGCCAGGACACCACGTGCAACCGTCCCGCAGACGTCGGGGCAGGGGACGTCGCGGCTGGCTTACCAGAAGGTCAGGGCGCTGACCAAGAACGCCAACGTCCCACAGGTCAAGGGGCCTGGGATGCTGGGCGGCAGCAGCTCCTACGCCAAGTCGGCCGGAGGCTCGCCGGC